GTTTTGCTTACTTTTTATTCTTAATTAAATTAATAGTGGATTCAATCGTAGTAGTTAACCAAGCGTCCACACTACAATAATTTTTACTAATAAAATTTTTAACATCATCAGTCATTTGCTCTAGTGCGATATCCTTTGCTTTATTAAGAGCGATAAGTTGTGCTTCTTTATCAAAATTACCACTAACCTTTAAGGAATCTACATATGTTTGGAATACAGATCTAACTGCATTCACCACAATATCAGTTGCAGTTGTTAATTGGATTCTATAATTTTCATCTTTAATTTTTGAATTCAAATATGCAATTAATCTAGTTCCTGCATATGTAAGTAAAGGTAGAATAATTGATGTTACAACTACCGATAAAATATTTAATAAAATTTCATTCATATTAATGTCCTCCATGTTTAGAAATATCATTTAAATGTTCTGTAATTCTTTTATGAGCTTGAGCTACACTTTCTTCAACCTTAACGATTTTATTTGATAAGACTGAATATCTTTCTTCAAGCTTGTCTAGGTTCTTTTCAATTCTATCAATTGAAGATTTGATATAACCTATTTCACTTAAGATTACAGCTTCCGATTTTGCTTCTGCTTTAACATCCTTTTTATCGTTTCTTCTAAATGCTAAAAAAGCAAAAACGATACTAGATAATGTTCCAAGCACGCTAATTATTGTTAATGCGATATCAGTTCCATTCATCCTTAACTCCTCCTATTCAACTACGTAATAAGCCATATGTACACAGTTTGGTCCGTATGTAGAATCTTCTCTTGTGATGGTGATTTTATTGAAGTCAGAACCATCAAAATGCATCATAAAAGTACCTGTTTTACCGTAATTTTGAGAGCTTCTAATAGGAAAGTAACTATTTGTCCAATATAACTCCGAAACTGGAATTATAACTGTTCCCATAATTTGCCCTAAAGCACCATAACCCATTGTGTCTACAACTGAAAAAGTAAAAAACAAAATTGCATCATAGGGTACTGGACTTATATCAATAGTTATAGATTTGATAGTTTCATAATTCATATCTTCAAACATTGCATACACTTCTTTTTTCACTAAGTTTGCATTTCTTAATCCAGGTTTAATAAATATTTGTGTGAAATTAGTATCAAGAGTAATTGATGATGTTGTCTTCTTATATTTAGCAATCGGAAATTGATAAAGTGTGCCTGTTTTAGATAGATCTTGTTGAGTAAGTGATGGATAAGATGATGATGTTACTTCAATAGCCTTTAAAGCTACTGAATTAGTATTTAAATTAACTTCAACTACTACATATCCATATTTGGTTGAGTCAAGTGAGATATAAACTTGGCTACCATCTTCAACATAAATTCTTCTACCATAAATTTGGACATAACCATCCTTTAAAGTAATGTAGTTATTTGAAACTGAGACACTGCATTCATTACCTAAACCTTCAATGATACCAGCTCTAACTAATCCACCTAAATGATGATTAATATCTGCATCTCGTTTAGCTGTTACACTACTTCCATCAAATGTAATTTTTTGTAATGCCATAATTAATTCCTCCTATTTCTTTTCAAGAAGTTTTATTTTGTCAGTTAGTTTTATTCGATACTCTCCTAAGACTACTGAACATTCATAAAAATTTCCTTTAAGTGATAATTGAGTGACCATCGTTGAGTAAGTTTTCTTTGGTGTTACAAACTCTACAAAATCACCCAAACATAAGTTTTTAAATGGAACTAAAATCTTATTGTCCATACTTACTTTAAATTCGATATTATGTTCCAAATTACTTTTTAATAATTCTGATGTTGCTTTTGTTGAAAGCGATGAATACTCATTATCTGAGTATAATTGACCTATTAATTTAACGTTTTTATATCTTCTGTTATCACCATAATAAGTACCGATAGTTCCATCAGTGTAAAGGTAATAACTAACGTTAGATTTATAAGTTACATTTTCACTTTTAGGATAAAAAGTAATCTTATTTGCCCCTTGCTTATTTGAATCAGCTATAGTCAATTCAGTAATGCATGGCAAATTATGTTTTATCTTTAATCCTTTAGTTACATTAGCAATATCTACATAAATGCCCTTAATGATTCCGTCATGATCTATATTCAAAGAATATACATATCTAACACCATAAGTCTTAGCGAGCATTTCACTAATTTCAGTTATAGTTTTAAGTTCAGTTCCTTCATACGTTAATGTACCTGTAACAGAACATCCTTTTCTTATAGTTAAATAAGGCATATTTTGATATGTATCACCACTGCTCTTAAAAGCTTTATTTATTAAATCTCTTAAGAATTCACAAAGGTCTCCAGTAAATGTTTTAACTGGAACTTGAATATCAAACAAAGCTGAAAAATCATTAACTTCTATGTTTGTCTTTGATGTTTCTTCATTTGAAATTCCACAAATAATGCCTAAATAGAAAAAAGGCAGTCCTTTAACAAAGACTACATCTCCTATTTCTGCATTTACTGTTGATTTATTAATACTAAACTTTGATTTTTGATAAATAACTGAATCAACGACTATTTCAAAATCTTCATTTACATATGCATGATCTTTAACTTCTAACGTTCTAAAATTTAAAATTACTAGCTCCATTTAGTTACCCTCATACATTTCTAAATAAGTTATTTTGCATTTAGTTGGTTCGGTTACTCCTGGATCAAACTTGATCGTGTAAGTTCCTCTTGGTAAAAGTAAAAAGTTCTCACAATTAAAATCTTGTAAACCATAAATATCGCTAATATCATCATTAACATTTAAAGTCATTTCTTGTTCTGTAGGTATTGCATTAACTATGATTACATCAGTTGCATTTGTAGTTTTTAGTATTAACCTCATTTGAGATATGACTTCTTTTTCTTTTATGATTTGAACTATTGGATTATTAACCTTTCCAGTAATTTCAATTCTAATTGGAGCATCAGAACATCCTGCGTTTACTACTGAAATCTCACCATTAAATGAAATCGAATAAGTGTAAGGATATGAGTATGGATAAACCTTATTAACTGTACTTTCATTAACTTTAATCGTGTTAGTAATTCTTGAAAGCCACATTGAAAGTTTGTCGAATTTTATCGAACATTGTAAAACACCACTTTCAAGTTCTGTTTTAGTAAGACTAACTAATTCAACAAAGGTGTACTTTAAATTATCTGCTTTATAAAATAACCTTAAATCACCTTTATTATTTTTAAGAAAATTTAGAAATTCAGTATATCCCTCATATCCATTTAAGAAGATTATCTTACCAGCAATTGAACCGATAGGATTCTTCTTTTCTGCAAGTTTATATGTTCCACCAAAGTTTAAGTATTTGTTTTCTCTATCAATACCTACACCTTCAATTTCAGTAAATAGAGCTTTTGTTAAATGATTAAAAGTGAAGGTAGAACCTACACTGTCAACTAAATATATTTGTCTCATTATAGATAACTACCTCCTAACTTTTTATTTAAAGCATCAATATCTATTGTTGATGATGTTGTATTGACTGTAATGTTATTTGTTGTGTTGTTGCTTGTATTATTGTTTGTGGTATTGCCTTTGCTACCTCCACCAATGTTAAAGGCATCTGCAAACCAATCACCAATGCCACCGAATAAATCACCTATCCAACTGAACGCTCCGCTTATAGCGTCTATAATCCATTTCACTGCATCAATGATAGCCATAAGGATTGTTAATATTGGTTCTAAAACTGCATATAAAATTTCTAAAGCAGGAACGATTACTGCCTTAATAACCTCTGCAATTACTAGCAATATTGGTGTTAATGCTTCTAAGATAGTAAATATCATTTGAAGGAACATTGAAATTGGTTCTAGGAACGCTTCGATTAACGGAGTTAAAACTTCCATTACTAAACTAATTACTTCAATAATTACAACGATAATAGCTAAGATTGGTTTTAATAGTTCAATTATGATCATTAAAATTGGCTCTAAAATTTCAACCAAAATGTTAATTAATGCTGTTATAACATCAATAACAACTGTCAAAATATCGCTTATTATAGTGATAATTTCTATAACTACTCCGAGCACTCCATCAATTAAACCAGTAATTGCCTCAACTAGCATTACTACTAATGAAATAATTACACCTAATATTTCAGTGATAGGTTCCATTATCTTTTTCACTAGTTCAATAATTGGAATTAATGAGTTTGAAATCTTATTAATAATATCTACTAAAATTGGAATGATGTCTTGGATACATTTCAACAATAAATCGATAATATCAATAACTGGATCTAAAACTTGATTAATTAAATCAACTAGCACATCTATGATTTCATTAACTAGATCTAAAATAATCTCAACTATCGGCATCAGGGCATTTAATAAGTCATTAACTAAGTCCATGACAGTATCAATAACTCTGCCTAAAACAGCTAAGATTTTACCTAGCAATTCTCTAAACTTCTCATTTTGAAGTAAGATAACTGCTAAAACAGCTATTAAAGCAATCCACCATTTACCTGCTAACATTGAAGCAATATTCACACCTTCAAATGCCGTCTTTAATGACTTAATCAAAGGTACGAGTTTTCCTACCGTTACCAGAACTGGACCAATTGCAGTAAGCACTCCAACAAGTGCAACTGAAATACCTTTTAAAGCTGGTGACATTTCATTCCATCCTTGAATGGCTTTTTTAATTGCAGGAATAACACTATCAATCATTATGTTGCAAAGTTTAGTTAAAGCAGGAACCACTACAGCTCCTAGCTCATAACCAACACTTCTTAATGATGTCTTCATGTTGTCTACTGCATCACAAAACTCACCTGCTATTTCAGCTTGTTCCGTTGTTGCAATACCTAAATCTCTCGCTTCTTGTCTTAATGCTTCTATTTCTTCTGTTGTAGCACTTAAAACTTGAGTAAGTTCTGCTCCAAGTTTATCACCGAAGATTTGATTAGCAACTGCAGTTCTCGTTGCTTCGTCACCTACATTTGCAAGTGCATCACGAATCTTCATGAAAGCTTGGTCAGTATCAAGTCCAGCAATGTCCTCAACAGATAAACCTATAAGACTTAATGCTTCTGCTACTTTTTGTGAATCACCTGAAGCAATATCCCCAAGTAATGCATTTGTTTTAACAAAAGCCTTCTGTAGTTGTGATTGATCTACCGCTAAGATTTGACAAGCATGAGCCCATTCTTGATAGGCTTCAACTGATAAATAAACTTTAGATGCATTATCATAAAGTTCATCAGCTGTTTGCATTGAATTAACAGCAAAGGCACCAAGAGCAGTCGTAGCCCCTACAATAGGAGCTGTAACGTATTTAGTTAAATTAGTACCTACTGACGCTAACTTATCCCACTTGGCATTGCCTAATGCTGTTATTTTTTTATTTGTATTTTCTAGTTCGTTATTAAGCTTACTAACTTCAGCTTCTGTATACATAACGCCACGTCGAAGTTTGTCGAACTCTTCTTGACTTATCGCACCAATTTGTAGAGCTTTTTTAGCCTCTTCTAGGCGTTCATTTTGGACTTTTAATTTGTCCTTTGTAGCTTCTAAAGTTTGGTTTAATGTGGCTTGTTTTTTACGCCAAAGCTCGACATTCGTTGAATCATACTTTAAAGAGTTATTAATCGCTTTAAGTTCTGCACTTTGATTCTTTAAGCCTTTATTAAGCTCAGTTAACTGCTTATCAAGTTCAGTAGTATCTAAACCTAATTTAATATTTAAACCTTTAACTGTCTCTGCCACTTAAACCACCTCCTTATAGTAAGAATGAATCGATATCTTGTTGAGTTGCCTTTCTTGAAGTTTTATCTGACTTCATAAGCTTTGATTGAATATCGATTATTTCTAAATATGTTTGAATATCAAAAAGCTCGGCATCACGTAATGGAATACCAAGTTGAGCCAGATTGAATATTATATTTGCAGTAGGATTATGATTTTCACCTGACTCATTACTAGGGCGTGTAAGTTGGCTTTTTGATTGTTCCTAATAAATCACCAATAACTCTTGCTAATTCTTCTAATGCTTTTACATCACTAATAATTGAGAAATCAAAATCATTTAAAAATTCATCATATGATTTCTTTGTGTATGGTTTATGTAAAACATAAGTAATTCTAAAGATTGTATCGATGATTCTTGAAATTTCATCTTCGTTTTTATCTTTTAATTTATCTAAGACTTTAACATCAGAAAATAATTCTGTACCGAATGTACTTCTATAACTGATGATAGTAAATAAAGAGGAGCGAAGTTTGTACTCCACTCCACCTAAATTGATTGACTTTTCCATTTAACGTTACCTCCTATAATGATGGAATTTCAGGTGCTCTACTAAAGAATGAGGCATAATTTGAATCGCCTGGTCTTGCACTAATGTTTGTGATTGCATAATCATTGCTAATTTGAAGTGGTCTAACTGTGATATTTAATGTAATCCCATTAGCTTCAATTGAATCTGCTTTAGTTTTAGAAGATTCACTAATAGGTGCAACATTACATAAGTAAAACCAAATACGTCTAGCTTTGACATCACCTTGAATTTCGCAACCTAAAGCAAATGTCACAGGTTTAACGTTAGCAACTTCCACATAGTTTCCATTCTCTAGTACTTTGTAACCTAAAATCGATGTTTTAAAATGATCTGGTAATTCAGTAACTTTAAGTGAGATTGTTCTACCACCATTTGCAACAAGAGTTGTGATGATTTGGTCATCAGCATAAACAGGTGTAGTTCCACCTAAAGCATCAGATGTAAATTCTTGTGCTCCTGGTAGTCTTTCAGGTGTTTCAAATTGCCATGATCCATCACTTGTTTCTTCTGCAATTGAGTAATGAACATTTTTTAAACCGAATGTAATTTTATTAGCTGACATTGTTAAATTCCTCCATTGTAATTTCGTAAACCCTATTTAAGGATTTGTCTTCATTTTTAAATTCACTTAGTAAAGAAAAAGCAAATCCACTGTTAAGTAAGACTTGCTCTAAATTCTTTTCTAAGTTTCTATTTTTCTTTTTGGTAACCATTGTTATTTGAACATTAACCTTATAATAATTCGGTGCATCATCGCTAAATGAAGCAGGTCTTTTTGTAACCTCTTGATACACTATATAAGGCATAGAGGCATTGTCCTCATTGTCATAAACATTACTACCATAAAAGACTTTGTCTTTTAAGACACTATCTAAGGCTTGATAAAGTTTTGATAAATCCATCTTTACTTACCTCCCCTTTGAATAATATTTTTAATATCTTCTAACATTTGCGGTGTGAAAGTTTCATAAGCTGGTCTCATAAAAGGTCTAGCTTCTACATGCTTTCCACTTTTATGTTTGAAACCTAATTCAACTAAATGAACCAATCTTCCTTTTGTGCCAGAAGATATATAAATAACTTTATTTGCTCCACTGCCAACAGTCGTCAATATAAAAGAATCTGCTAAATGGTTTGAACCACCATTACTTCTAGGACAGTTATTCTTTATATAATCAAGTATTTGTTTTGCAGTTTCGTCTAACCTATCTTCTAGTCCATCCTTTACATCGTCAGTAAAATCTTTTATTAAGTCGGTGATTCTTACACCAAGTTCATCTAAACTAGGCATCAAATTCCACCTCAATATCTGAACTTACTAAATAGAGTTCTAAGAATTGTCCATTTAAATAAGTTCTTTCAATTTTATAGATTTGGTTCTTAATAAGTGCATATTTTGAACCATCATAAAGAAAGGATTGAATGATAACTTTTAAATCAAACTTAACACCTAATGATGCACTTGCTTGATATTCTGATTGAGTAATAGATCTAGCACTACCACTAATCTTTTTAGATGAAATCACAACATTTTTATTCACGCCAATTTCATCTTTAATATTTTTTATATAAAGTAGTGCAAGATGGGTGTTAGCTGAGCTAGGAAACATAAAATTACACCTCCTGAGTAAGCACTAACTGCCTAAGCAGTAAGTCAAAACTAGAAGGTAGTTCTTTTACGCTTCCGTCATTCGTAAACCCATAGAATGTCTTACAGTAAATTAATACTAAAGCCTCAACCAGTCCATTCCCAGACATAATTAGAGCATCACTGACACCAGCTGAACGAATCAAACTGAAGCAGGAGTTAATATGTAAAGTAAGTTCTGGATCAGACTCTAAATCATCGCTTGGAATCATCAAAGACTTCTTCACGCTTACCTTGATTTTTTGTAAATAATCACTCATTGTATAACCTCCTAATTACAACCCAGCGTGGAGGATCGTTCATTGTACTTTCTTACTCTTTTCTTTTTGTTGTTCCTTTTTACTCATTTCATTGTTCCATTCTACTTTTACTTCTTTCATTGTACCTTTTTACTTTCCTTTACATACGCCAGGGCGAACCATAACTATAGAGGGGAGATTTCATTGTTCCTTTTTACTCGTTTCATTTTGTTGTACCATTTTACTCTTTTCATTGTACCTTTCTACTCATACTCATTTCATTATTCCTTTTTACTAGGTTCCACGAGGGCAACTCACACTACTTTTTTTCAAATTTAATTAAGCTTCTTCAGTTGTAGCTGTTGTGCCTTTTTTAATTCTTAAGAAGCCGTTGTAACCTACTACGTTACCACCAGTAAATACTGATGCTTTATAGCAGATAATTCCATCTTTGAATTTGTAGTCAGTTGATTTACCAATTTCTACAGGTGAGAAGATAGGAACTTCATAATTGCTTAATGCACCATAAGCGATTGAGTATTCGCCATCTGCAGTTGATGGATCACTAATTGCTTTACAGTGAGAATTGATTACATAAGGAATACCATCAATAGTGCAAGCTTTGTAGTCAATAACGTGTACTTTTCTACCTTCTTTTGTTCTTAATTTTGCAAATGCACGTAAGTCATTTTTATTTAAAATTAAGACAGCACCACCTTCAACTTCTTCATCACCGCCATAAGCGAAGATAATATCATCTAAAGTAGTATCGGTAATTTCAGCAATTTTGAATTCTTTTTGATCTGCTAAAGCTACTGCTTTATCAGAGAAGATACCTGTGAATGTATTTGAATCACCAGCACCTCTTAAGATTTGTTGTGAAATCTTTTTCTTTAAAGAGATATTAATGTTCTTTAATACTTCAGCTTGGTATGGTAATGCAGGTAATTTTTCTAACTCTTCAGTGATTTCAGTATAAGCTGTAACTTTAACTTTAGTGATTGTTAAGTAACCATATTCTGGTTCAGTATCAGAATAAGCTTGTCCTTCACCTGTTAATCCAGCTTCACCATGTGATTTAACAAATGATTTCTTGTAAGTTTCCCCACCATTTAAGTTAACAACATGTACTTTATCTACTAAAGTAGATACTTCACGATATGGAACTTCAGCAATTGTTCCTGCAGTATGATCTGGAAGTAAGATTTCATCACTTGCAACAGTGATTGTTCTACCTTCTTTAATAGCTTTGCCACGAGCTTCTAACTCTTCAGTTGATTTAGATTTTGTTTCAACAACAACTGCAGGTTTATAGTCGCTCTTAGAAGCAATATTCATTTTCTTTTCAATCATTGCTCTTTCTTCTTGAAGCTTGTCCACTTCAGTTTCAAAAGATGTTAATTTTTCAACGTCTGTTTCGTTGTTTGCAAGACCTCTAATTTCAGTTAATCTTGCTTCAATTTCTTGTTTTCTTTTCATTAAATTCATAGTTAATATTCCTCCTAAAATTTAGATTTAATGTTAATTTTTTGTTTGATAATTTTTGCTTTTTCATCACGATCAGCTTCCTCCAAAGCCCTTAGTTCAGTCTCCACTAAATCTAAGGAACGTGAATAAATAGAAGTTCCTTCATATGCTGGTAAATCCACTACTGAAACATCATAAAGGCGGTCAATACTCTCGATACGTCTAACGGGAATCTTGCCACTTCTATCCCAGCTTTGTTTTTTTACTGTGAAAGCAAAGCTCATCTTATCTAAAAGTCCAGAACGAACCATCTTATACACATCTTCATTTGAGTGTGTATCGATAAGTTCTGCATGAACCTTTAAACCAATATTGTCTACGCTTAAAACTAAAGATTTGTTTTTAGTTCTAGCTAAAATTAAAAAGGAGTCCATGTGGTTATACTTTAATGGAACATCCTTCATAAATGCATCGGTAAGTGCAGTTCGAGAAATTACTTCTTTAAACCCTCTTTCTTCATCACCGATTAGTGTTTCTTGTTCGAATACGATAGCGTATCCTTCTAATATCATCTTGCCTTCAGTTTCTTCAAACCTTACATCAGCAAGACGGATTTCCTTATTGTTTTTCATCCTCGTTATCCTCCTTTTTAACTGGATTATCATCTTCATCAACTTGGTATTTATTAGCTTTGGAAGCATCTACATAGTTTAGTGATTGAAGACGTTTGTCTCCTCCTTCTACTGGTTCTAATCCTAAGATTGCTCTTGATTCGTTTAAGGACATAATTCCTAGTCCCATCAACTTTTCAATTGCACCAACTTTTGTAGTCCAAGAAGCGTATTGTAATCTTTCACTAAAGAAGATAATTTCCTCACCATTTTTAAGTTGATTATGTGTTAATAAACCTAAAGAAAAAGCCTCTCCCAACTGAATGGCGATAGGCTCGATTCTAGATTCATAAAATGCATTAAATTGATTTTCATCATAACTATTCGAGTAGACTTCTGGACTTACACCAAAATACTCTAGTATCTTTCCTTGTGTAAATTTTAGTGTTTCAGCATCTACAAGTTTTGGATCACTTTGCAAAGGTGTGTACTCTGCTTTG